ATCGTGATGCTCCTCAATAACAGGATTGTTGACAGCGTACACATTGTCAGCGCCATACTTGTCAACGGTTAGCTTGAGTGCCGCAGCACTGGCCGCGCCGCAAGAAAACCAAACTGCAATTTTCATTGGTAGTCCTCCAAAGGGTCTATCTGGCCTATGCCGTTGCAAACTTCGCATTCTTCCATGTGGCTCCCAAAGTCGCCGTGCCAAGTTGAGCTTTGGCGGACCCAAACATCGCGCTCAACTTCGCCTTCGCCATCGCACTCAGGGCAGTTTATCCAATCTTCCAAAGTCTTCCTCCTTATACGTTCTTGCATTTACCTTCGTTGTCAGTGAACCACACATGGCCATCGTTTATAACCATGTGGCCAGCGCCAATAAGCGCGTCTACAGCTTGTTTATATGTTGAGCGTGGATTTGCGGCTGAGGACACCTTGCCGATGAAGTGGTCTTTCAGCGTCTCTTCAGAGATAACCCAATATGTTCTCGGCTCTGGCCACCCAACCCCTCCGGGGTTTGGTTGCCCGACGCCCTCACCGCGTAGCTGCGTAAACACCTTGCGAATTAGGACTTGGTTTTTCCCCTTGATGCGTGGCTTGTTGGCCTCTTCAATCTCGCTTTCAGTGGCCTGCACAACGGTACAAGTCGTAACGCTGTCACCATCCTCATCAACGCCAAGCTCGATGACGTTCAACTTAAACTGGAATATAACGCCTGTTTCCATGTCACGCTGTTTCGTGGCTTTTGCCGTGCGCAGGCCAGTGTTCTCATCGTAATCAAGCTCAATCTCTGTATCGGTTGCAGCGCGCAGACTTGAGTGACCACGCGCGCCAGCGGCTTTATCCTTGCCGGAGTGGTGAACCACGTCCAAGTGCGCGCTGGTTATCTCGCGCAGCTTATCGCAGTTACCGATAAACTTTGTCATGTCCTCTGGCGAGTTCTCATTGCCGCCAGCCATTGAGCGGCTGAGCGTGTCAACAAATATGCACTTCACCTGACCGTGTTTCTTCGACACCTCACGGCACAGCTTCTCAAGCACGGCCATGTCAACCTCGCCGTCAAGCAAGTTGACCGGGGCAGGGCGCACAGCCAGCTTCACGTTCTTATGCTCTGGGTATTTCTTCTTTAGCGCAACAACGCGATTGTGGAATGCCATGCCGCCCTCGGTTGCGAGGTATAAAACAGAGCCACCAATAACCTTGTGGCCATTCCACTCCTCGCCGCAGGCAATGTGCCATGCAAGATCAAGGGCAAAGAATGACTTGCCCACGTTTGATGGGCCGTAGATCACAGACATCTGGCCCTCGCCAAGCCAGCCCTTCACAAGATAGTTGCGGCTCAGCTGCGGGATAGCCTCGTCCGGCATAAAGATTTGATCCATGACGCTCTGCACGGTCAATGCTTTCTTCGCCGCTGCCGGGCCTTGGTTTACCCAAACGTCAGAATAATCCCAGCCCTCCATGTCGGGCAGGATGTACTCAACGCCCAGCTCAGAGAATGCGCGCTCACACTCCTTACGCCCGGCATCGTCATTGTCGCCTGCAATGACAAGCTCTGCATCCGGCTTGGCTTGTTGCAGGTTGTCAATCACAGCCAAAATGTTCCCTGCATTTAGAGCAAACACGCATGGCTTGCCCGTGGCCTCATGCACAGTCGCAGCTGTGGCCCAGCCCTCTGCAACATATGCAAACTCACGAATGGGGCCGCCAATCACGCTAAAGTTGCCAATCACGGGCAGCTGATAGGAAAACTTTTTCTTGCCGTCAGCATCAATAAACTGCGCGCCTACGCGCCTGCCCTTCACGTCAATGATTGGGATGGTCAGCGTGTCGCCGTCAATCTTGGCGTTATGCAGTTTAATCTTTTTCTTCTCAAGGTATGGGTGACTGCTCATGGGGTCACGCTCCGGCCATTCAATATCAACTCTCTTTACCTCCACTGTTGGCGTGTGACCCGGCTGGGGCCAGAGAGACATATCGCGCAGCCTGTCCTTGATGGCCTTATAGTCATTGCACTTGCGGCAATGAACCATGACCTCGCCTTGAAACTCTTTAATCCAAAACCGATCCGTGCCAGCGCAGGATGGGCATGGGCCATGATACTCGCCCTGCGCAGTCTTTTTCAACTCAAGACTGCGAATGATCGTGTTGCCAAACTCCGACCAGCGAGCGGCTGGAAACTTGCTTTCGCGGCTAAGATCGGCTACCATTTCATCATACTCCAAGCAGGGGGGTGTTCGTGTATCTATTGTATAGCCCGACACTTTTGTGCCGGGCTATACTTTTTCTTAAAAAGGAATTTCGTCGTCAAGGCCAGCATGTGCTGCTGGCGATGGTGTCGAGACAGGTATTGCAAATGGATCATCCGCAGCTGCAACTGGCGTTGCCGTCACGCTGGACGTAAAGCCACCGGAGACCGAAGTGAACGGATCATCTGAGCCTTGCATCTCTGCAAGCTCCAAGACCTGCACAGCACGCAGCCTAAGCGACACGCCATTCAGGCTTCCTGTATTGTATGGCACAACTACCACGGCCACGTTGACCTTGCTTCCGCTGGTCAGCATAAAGTCATCCGGCAGCTTGTTGCGCTGAGCATCAACTTGCTTTGGTGGCTGTGTTTTGTCACCACCGTAAGCACCTTTCAGCTTGCACTTGCCGACGACTTCGCCATCGTCATTGCGTTTGTACGGAAGCATTGCTGGCTTCTCTGGCCATTTGCGCTTCGTGTCCAACGCCGCAGCGTTAGAATATGCCTCCATACAGATACGATGAAGCTCCTTTGCCTTCTCATCGGACATTACGAAGCTCATTTCGTATGCTGCGCCGTCATCAAACGCATCGCATTTCACTGACTTGTTCTCGTAAGTGTCGAACTTATAAGTGGAATTTAGACGCGGGTAACGTGCGACGACTTCTGTAATCATGTGTTGCATTTTGCAACTCCTCTCAATGTTGTGCAGCACCCCTGCACTGGGATAGGTTAAAACGCTTCTTCACTGTCCATCCATGCTGGCAAGTGGATCGTGTTCAAGTCAGGCCAATTCGTGACATATTCCTCAGTCTCAATCGCCTGCTTTATGTCAACCAATGCAGAAAGCATACGGTTGTGAGCGTGGCGCAAATACATCTCAGACAGCTCATGGCACGCAGTTACATGGGGCGCGTCCTTTTCGATACAGATGAAGATAAAGTTCTCCACACGAATGCCGTTCAGTTTCAAGACGTGCATGTAAAATGCAGCCTGCAAATCGTATCCGAACTGACGCACAGAACGCTCAAAACCTCGTGGTGATGCGTCTTGGGTAGTTTTGATGTCCAGTACAATGCCTGCGTTGCGCAGGAGGCCATCTGGGCGCGTCTTTAGGTCAATGTCAATGTCCGGCTCAGTGGCAAAGAATGAAGCCTCGGCCAACATGTCAGGGTTTGTGAGCAAATGATTTGCCATACGATTTTGCAGGCAAGCCTCTGCCATTTTGTTTGCCAGATCATAATCAGCCTCGGTGAGCAATATCTTGCCAGCAGCATCGCACTCATCTCTCAAGTCGGACCATGCCTTGCCGCGCCGCGTCTCAGGGCCACGCACAACAAGGTTCTTCTCTGGCTCAAGCAGGTAGGCGTGAACTGCGCTGCCCAATGCAAATGCCGGGCTATCCTTACGTTCTGCGCCGAACAAATGCGCAATGCTTTTGTTTGCTGCGGTCTTAATTGCAGTCGAACCAAACGCATGATGCGCATGATATTCTTCGTTCGACATGTCTTCTGATTTGATAATTGTCATTGCAATACCCTCTTTTTATTTGCTTGGAGCTTGTCATAGTACTTCCTGCCAGCCTCAAGACATGCTCGGTAATTTCTTTCTGCGTCCCCATAAACGTCCTGCAATACGTCCATCTGGGCTATATCGCCACCAACCCAGCGAGGGTTAACGATAAGGCAACCCTCAACACTCTCTATATTAGCAAGCGCAAGACCAACCAGCACAACGCCATCAGGAAGCTCAATGTCAATCTTTTGCTCAATTAGGTCGTACTCAACGTCCTTTTCCCAATCATATTCCATGTTTTCCTCCGTTTCCTCATTGTTCGCATATATGTTTTGCATATGCAATACCTAATTCAGGGGGGGAACTTCTTTTATTTTTTAGAAGTTCTATTTTGTTAAGGGGGTAATGACTTCGTGAAGTTGTTACCCCTTTAACAATTCTTGCCTATGTCACCTCAATAAATGTTTTAGCCGAAGCGCCCCACAATATGATTGTTGGCCTTTTCTGGCCCACGCGATTGAACACGTCTGCCTTGGCAATCTTGCCGGAGTTAAAGAGGCGCTGCGCTGCGTTGCCTGCTGTTTTGTGGTCAAGCTCAAAATAATCCGCAAGCTCTGCCGTTGTGTGATACCCGCCAGCGGCAAGAATAAAGTCAAGAAGATTTGCGTCCAGCGCTTCATTATTTAATGTTTGCGAATTATCTATGATTGCTTTTTCGCAAACTTCATCCTCTGGCGCTTCTGATAAGCCCTCATACCATTCGTTCAAATGCTCCATACTGGTAATTTGGACAATCTCATTAGGTCTCTGCAACTTCACAGCCTGCCAGGGTGTGCCTTTGTCTGACTTGTCTTGATAGTTAGGCACAAGCACAGCGTTTATTTCATCGCCCGGCGCAAGGTCAAAGCCGTCAGCAATGTGAACCGGGATAAAAACCTGCCCCTGTGTTTCGGTATCGCAGGCAAATGCAAAGCCATGTGCGTGCGCGTTTGTTATGATGATCTTGTTCATTTTGTTTCCTTCAATTTAATGCTGCGGGCAGTCGCCCATAGTTTCTCAAGCGGCAATAGATTTTCCTGATCCATTGCCCAGCCTTTGCCGTGGCCAAGGTCAATCTCATAAGCCTGATCCAAAAAGTGCGTGCGGGGTATGTATCCCACAACGTGCATACGGTCAGGCGCTTGCTGGCACACCAGAATAGAGCAATCAGCCTTAAACGCCTCGCGCTTCTTAAACAACAGCCGCCCGGTGGTGTAGAACGTGGCTTTCACATCTACAGAAATATTATCCAGCCATACGTCTCGGCCATCATCTACGCCCACGGCGTGGATGTGGTCGAGATCAAACACCTTCGACACGGCAAGCTCTGCCTTTACGCCCAGCAAGTCCAAGTCAGCGTCAGACCTGCCCTTGTCCCGGCGCTGATTAACAACGCCAGATGCTCGGGCCAATTGCCAGCGCATTGCGGCGGCCTGATTGCATTGCGCAACCTCTTTTTGCGTTAGGTGTACGATCATGGTTTGTTACCTTTCTACGTCAGACAAAACCTATTTGGGGTTTTGTCTGACACGCTAAAATGGTGGTTCTTGATCCGGGTGTGCCGGAACCCAACCCACGACAGGTTCCGGCACACTATTGGTTTGAGCATCCCGCAACGCTACAACGGGGCCGAACATTTGCATCAAAAACGTCGGCAGATGCTCAGACCAAATCACTTGCGAGCCTTCGCGGCGGCTCGCGCAATAACATCGTCAGCGGCTTGCGCTGCGCGCTCATCGTCGCGCATATCAGCCTCAAGCATGGCACTTACAACACTTTCGCAAATATGAGCGCGTTTATCGTGTTGAAGATCAAACGCATCAAGAATTGTGCAAAAGACAGCGCCTATATGATGACTGCTCATGCTTTCAGGCAGGGCTTCGACAAAATCGTTTGTGCATTTGGCAATACTTTTTTCAGGTTCATTCATAACCCTTGCTCCTCTTTATCCAGCACAATGGAAATAATTGAGCGGTGAATGCCTGTGTCGCCATCCAAATCAAGCCCATCTATCACAAGCGCATGATGTATTTTGCGCCGGGCAGAAACAGATGCGCGGCTCAATCGTGTTTTCTGTGGGTGTGACCAGCTCCAGAACTGAGCCACGCCCATATAATCCGGCGAGCCAATAAACTCGCGGTCAATCTCTGTGAGCTTGCACAAAGCGTTAAACGTCACGTCAGGCAATCCAACCTTAATGCTCATCGACTTCGCCCTCCCATGTGATGCCATGCTCGGCAAAGCGTTCCATTTGGTATTTGTTGGGCTTGGTGCGCTTCAATGTTGTAATGCAGCTTGATAACCTGTGAAACATCTGAGCATCGTCAAAAGATAAGCGACCAGCATCGCCAGCCTCATCCCGCAAGCCAATGGATAATTTAAGCGCCACACTGGAAATATCGCGCTTTTCTTTGCACTCTGAATGATGCCAGCCAAAATCATTTCTCAAAATGTCAGAATAGCTGCAAAGATTGACGACATCACGATATGCAAAGTGCATCAAGTAATGTACGTCCTCAGACATAGACGAGCTTGCATAGTGCAGCTCGTTCAGAGCTTCAGTTTCCGCAGCATCAAAGTCAGCAACAATATCTGCGCGGTCAAGCATATCTTGCTTGATGCCTTCCCAAAATTTAATGTCTGTTGCGGTGGGTTTGGTTTCGTTTGTCATTTGTTAAACTCCGTGTTTGTGTTGTGCCACCAGTATAAACATGGAAAAAACATATCCGCAAGTATATTTTTCACTGGCTCCCTATATTTTAAACATATATAAAGAAAACAGACACAAGAGGAGTTAAAACCATGTCGGATAAGAAGCGCCTAATCAACTTTGCAGAAGAATATGACCGCATAATTACAGAGGCCGCGCGCAGGTCCGGGCTATCTTTCAGCGCGTTTTGCCGTAGCGCAGCGCTAGAAAAAGCCGCCACAATCGTGGAGCATGTAGAGCAGCCGAGGGCCGATTGATGCTCATATATGGATGCGACCCGGGCTTCACCGGGGCCGTGGCCTTATACTGGACCGAAACGGGCAGGCTTGAGGTGCATGATATGCCGGTGGTGAAAAACCCAAAAGGTAAGTCAATTTTAAATCTGCATTCCCTGCTGGACGTGTTCAAAAACGAGGCCGACGAAAAGTGCATGTGCATAATTGAGCAAGTCGCGTCCAGACCCGGCCAAAACTCAAGCGCAGTCTTTCGCTTCGGCCAAGGCTTTGGGCAATTGCAAATGGCAGTCGCGGCAAACAAACTGCCGGTGCAATATGTGACGCCAGCAAAATGGAAGAAATATTTTGGGCTGATTGGGTCAGATAAAAACGCCAGCCGAGCGATTGCAATGGATCGCTTTCCGCAAGAAAGTGACCTGTTTAAGCTGGCCAAGCACGATGGAAGAGCAGAAGCGGCCTTGCTGTGTCTGTACGCGGCAGAAAATATGGTCTGAGCGGTTTGGGGTGGGTGTATTAAATGTGTATTAATTGTGGAGCTATATAAACAAGGGGATTGGCGGTGTGTTTAGTACAATTAATACAAATTAATACAGTAATTCATACAGTGGGCGTATTTTGTATGAATGTATGAATGTGTCTGAAAGACACATTAATAATACATTCATACACCGAGAAGCGGGAGTTTAATATATGGGATACGATTGGGTAAGGTGGGTCAATCATAAGATTGAGAAGGGCGAAGCGATTGTTCGTCCTGCTGGCTATCACAAAGGGGTGGAGCGGTTGCAGGGGTTTAGATCAAGGCTTGACGCTTGCCGGGATTTAGCAGAGCTTGAGGGCTTCGCCAATCGGCGCAGGTTTGATCCGACATTGCCGCGATGGAACGCAACCGAGCGTGATGCAATCCTGCGGCGCAAGTTTGAGATGGAGAATGGGAATGGGTGAGAATATAAGAAGCGCCGTCTTAAAAGAGGCCAGCGAATTGATTAACGGCCAGCGGCAATCAGACTATGGAACGCCGCAAGAAAATTTCGGTTGCATTGCTCAGATGTGGTCAGCTTATCTCGGGCCGGAGGTGAGCATCACCGCTGGCGATGTATGTCGCATGATGACGCTTCTCAAGGTGGCCCGGCTTAGGAATGGACCACATCACGATAGCAGCGTTGATGGTGCGGGATATATGGCGCTCGGCGCAGAGATGGACCAAACCACATAAACTTGCGCTCTTGCATTGTGAGGGGCTATACAGAGGCACGGCGCGTCGTTCCTCCCAAGGATGCGCCTAAACTGGCCCGGCGCTTGTCCCAATCCATGCGCCGGGCATATTTAAAGGGCCGGGCCTATGTCGTATCAAATAGACTTTCGCGTGTTGCTGACTTGCGTGGATGATGACGCGGCAGAGGTTGAAACAGGGCTTTTGGTGGATTATTGCGAAGAGCGATTGAATGAGACAAGCCCGGCGCGATTAATGCAAGCGCTTGGCGAAGTGTTGATGGAATTGCACGAAAGCGATTTAATCAACACGGGGCAGACAGTACATTAAAAAAGCCCGGCGCGGTGGCCGGGCTTTGTGCTTTACAGATTAAGCGCTAATACAGCGCCGATAATAAGCCCGGCGGCAAGGCCAAGGCTCACTTGAATTAAGATTGCCTTGACTTGTTGGCGGATTTGTTTTGCTTGGCGGCGTGTCATTATGCTGCTCCTATGATGACGGTGATCTTGCCCAAGTCAATGACAGTGTAGTCGTGGCGAAGATCACGCGCGTGCGCTTTGTAGTCAAAATAGCACGCAATTGATGGGTCAGCGCCTTGCAGCATTTCGTCGGCGATTTCGTCGGCGTAACTTCCAAAACAATCATAGACAAAAGCGTTCTCGCAATCCCGCTCGGCTTGGTCAATATTGCCGTTGCAGTTATCAACGATGGCGCGTACCGCATCAGCGCCCAAATGCTCATGCTCCTCAACCAAGCGCGCGTAATCAGCAATGGCTTGCAGGTCAGGGCTTTCTCCAAAGTTTGGTAAATCGTCGTAATCGTGGATGGCGTATTCCTCAGCGCCGGGCGTAGGCGAGGCCTCAATCATGTTCTGGATTTGGTCGCGGATTTCATCGACCCACTCGCCGGCAACGTCGATCCATTTGCCGTAAAGTGTTCCGTTGTTGTAAGATGCCAAGCACGCTGCGTAAATCTTCATTTGTCTTTCTCCTTGTTTGTGTTGTGTCATGCGGCTGCATGTGAAGGCCGCGCCGTTAAGCGCGGCTAACAGATGCGGTCAGGCACTTATTGCGCGCGCTGCGCTTAGCGCCTCAGACTCGCGCACGCAGTCTGATAGTAGGGAGCTAATTTCGGATTCGTCGTAGCCCTTAAAGCCGTCAATAGTGTGCATCTCTAAAGTATTAAACACGCCAAGAGAGTCGGCTAGCGGGTCATTTAAAAAGTTTACCCACAAAATAATCGCCCTATCGTCGTCATCGTGAATGATGGAAATTGAGGGCAATTCATCATTGTGCCAAGATGTGTCCTCAAAGCCATGCGGCGCAAGTTTCGCCAGCAGGTCATTGAACAGCTTGATATTGTCAAATTCTGGAAACTCTTTGTCGATTGCCATTGTCTTTCTCCTTGTTTGTGTGTGTCTATATATAATGTATATGCTGTCACATCACATTGCGCAATAGTGACGTTACGTCACAAATTGATTTGCCTTCACACAACACACCGCAACACCGCAGCGCAGAGGCGCGCCCGCGTAATTGAACAAGCGTTCAATTGCAATATCTGGAATGTGGCAAGAGTGCGGCACAAGTGCGGCGCAGGTTAGGCGCAATGCAATGCGCGCAGCTTGGGGTATCTATGTACCACAATTCTTAACATGTTAAACAAGTGTTCGCTTATATTCAGGATGGTGAATGTCAAAAGCCCCCCCGGTCAAGCATTTGCGGGGTAGTGTTATTATTATACAATCCACACACACGGGTGCCACCCCCCGTACCCCCTTGCCAATCACATGCCACCCAGCGTAAAATTATAAAAAATGGGAGTTTATCAAATGGCAGGCAAGGCGTTACAAAAGCGAATACTGTCCGATGTCACCAAGCAAGGCGGCGCAGAGTATCTGTTTGAATATTTTTCTTCTGGCGGCACAATGGCGCAGCTTGCGACGCACTACGAGTGCAGCAGGGGTTACGTCAGCACGGCACTGCACAAGGTGCCAGAATATACTGCCGTGATAAACAAGGCTCGGCAGGAGGCAGCTGACGCGCTGGTTGAGCAGGGTTTGGAGATGGTTGACGCGTTGGATGGCGGCAGCTCAACGCAGGAGATTGCTGCCACGCGTGAGAAGGTGCAGTGGCGCAAGTTTATGGCTGGCTCGTACAATCAGGAGCGTTACGGCAATCGGCCTCAGACCAATGTTACGATTAGCGTAAGCGACATGCACTTGGACGCGCTACGCAAGGTTAATGCTGACTTGGCTCAGATTGACGCTGAGGACCGCCAGCGTGAGGCAATGGCTATTGACGCGGATTACGAGGATGTCACAGATGAGTGAAGCTAACCCGTTAGAAGAGTTTGTGCTGCGTTACCGCGACGACCCTGCGCTGTTTGTGCAGGAGGTGTTAGGCGCTACTCCGCACGATTATCAGGCTGAGTTTCTGCGGGCTGTTGCAGACGGTGAGCGCAAGGTTAGCATTCGCAGCGGCCACGGCACGGGTAAGTCCACGTCGGCCAGCTGGATTATGCTGTGGTTTGTTTTGCTGCGTTTTCCGAATAAGGTTGTTGTCACGGCCCCCACCAGTGGCCAGCTGTTTGACGCGCTGTTTGCTGAGTTGAAGCGCTGGATTAACGAGCTGCCGCCTCAGTTAAAGGTTTTGCTCACGGTTAAGTCTGACCGGGTTGAGTTGAACGCGGCCCCAAGCGAGGCTTTCATTTCGGCTAGAACGAGCCGTGCAGAGACGCCTGAAGCGCTGGCTGGGGTTCACTCGGAAAATGTGCTGTTGGTTGTGGACGAGGCTTCTGGTGTGCCTGAGAAGGTGTTTGAAGCTGCTGCTGGCTCAATGTCTGGCCACGCCGCGACTACGATTTTGCTGAGCAACCCAACGCGCTCGTCTGGCACGTTTTACGAGAGTCAGACGCGGATGGCTGACAGCTGGTGGACACGGCGCTGGTCGTGCATAGATAGCCCGCTTGTGTCTGACGAGTTTGTTGACGAGATGCGCGCAAGGTATGGCGAGGAAAGCAATGCCTTTCGCATTCGTGTGCTTGGCGAGTTTCCTATGGCGGATGACGACACGATCATTCCGTTTCACTTGGTTGAGAGCGCGATCCATCGTGACATTGAAACAACGCCTGACGTTAAGCCAATTTGGGGTTTAGACGTTGCGCGTTTTGGCACGGACAAGACGGCTTTGTGCAAGCGTTATGGCAATGTTGTGACTGAGATTACGTCTTGGCAAGGTTTAGATTTGATGCAGACTGTTGGCCGCGTCATGGCCGAATACGAAGGCTTACCGCCTTCTATGCGGCCTAGCGAGATACTGGTTGATAGTATTGGCGTTGGCGGCGGTGTGGTTGACAGGTTGCGTGAGCTTGGCGCGCCAGTCAGGGGCATTAACGTGGGCGAGGCTCCGGCTATGGGTAAAACTCACATGAACCTGCGCAGCGAGCTTTGGTTTAAAACAAAGGGTTGGCTTGAGGATCGGTCATGCAAGCTGCCGAAGGACGACCAGCTGCTCGCGGAGCTGACTGCTATTAGATACAGCTTTACATCGTCAGGCAAGATGAAGGCTGAGAGCAAGGATGAGATGCGCAAGCGTGGGTTGAAGTCGCCTGACCTTGCGGATGCGCTCTGTCTGACAATGGCCAGCGACGCTGCGACTGCGTTATCTGGCGCGATGTCAAGTTGGAAGCAATCTATTAAACGCAATTTAAAAGGTATTGCATGAAGCCAGTCCCGTTCCACAAGCTGTCACCTAAGATGAAAAATATCCGCATGAACCAGTGGATTAAATCATACATTGGTCGGGGTTTAAGTTTGGAGGATGCTCAGCACGCAGCAAGGTGGCGCGCTGGGCATTGGAAGCTAAGTGCGCGTATGGAGAAGGTTCTAGCGGACATTGAGGATGTGTGATATGCAGCCTGCGTGGTATTATCAAATAAACTGTGCTAATGTGCAGAAAAGCTAGAGGATGATGACATGAAACCATGTAAAGGTTGCCCCACCCCCGCAGCATGTAAACGCGCTGGCAAATGCCTCGCGAAAAAATACGGGAAGTGAGTTATGGGTATTTTTGATTTTTTAGGCGATTTATCGTCAAAGCGCAGCAGGGAGCTTGGCCTTGGCGGCTTGCAGTCTTTGCTTGGTACGCGCGGTGCAGCGCAGGCTGGCGCAATTGGCGATGAAATGATTGGCATTACAAACCAAGATAGTTTGCCGGGTTATTTCAATGAGCAG